GACTGCCCCAGCGCAGTTCTTGCGGACGTAGATATCTCGTTAGGTATTCCAAAATCACGATTGAGACTGCACCCTGGATTTTTTCTGGACGCAATAGCGCTTGCAACATCCGAATTGCTACCACCCTGCGCAAAAATAGCCATGCTGTGCGCGTCAATTCCATGCGGATTGATCGACGACACCGCGCTACTCGATGTTGAATTTTCGTATATTTTCGTCTGTGTCACGTTATCGGTGTTGGCTACCGCGCTAAAAATGCTATCAACTTGATTAGACCCCGGCAGCGAAACCGACTTGTTTCGCCGCAACCGGAAAGCGTTATCCGACTCTCTATCTAGCCCTTGTACCGCAACCTGCGCATTGGTGACTGACTGCCAGCCCGCGACGGGTTCGGCAATCTGTGATAGTTCCCCAACGCTTGCTGTCAATGAACCCGGTTCTACCGCGGTAACTGTCACGGTAGACGACACGCCGATTTCATAAGCCGCATTGAGCGTCCATAGCGTGCCGGTGCTGCTGTTCCTGATGCGCGCACCAGCTGGCACAAGCGTTCCACTTACGCCCGACAGCGTGACCATGGCAGTAGAAAACGTTGCGTCTTGTCGCTGAATGCCTGCGTAATCACCGATATCATCAAGCGCCTGGCCGACAGCGGTAGCAGGGTCGCGGCTCATGTAGGCGTACTGGACTTGCTCGTCTAGTAGCGCCAACTGTTCCGACCAGATAGCAATTTGCTGCCCGTCCGGTGACTCCGGTGTAATGTTCCAGTTTGCATCTATGTCAGTATAAGCGAATCGCATAAACTGCTGGTATTCAAGCAGCGTCGTTCCCGTTACGCCATTAACTGTTATAGTAGCCATTTAAAAGATTTCCTCATCAAAAAATACGCGAACGGCGCTGCTATTAACATCAATCACCGTGCAATCTACAGTAATGCGCCGCGTGAGTTTTTCGATCTCAAATGAGAACGCGGTAATAGCGATAACTCCCGGCGCGCTAATAATTCGCTGTTTCAGAGCAGCCTCCGCAACGTCTTGCGGTGCCTTGCCGAGAATCGACTGAAACCAAGGCGTGCCGTCGGTAATGTCTAGGAAATACTCGCCAAAAAAGATACGCAAGCGGTGATAGACACCAGCGCCCGTTGACTCTTTTGCGTAAAGAAATTGATCGCTGCCACTCGTCACGATATCGCCCGCTGTGCCGTCCCATTTGCGTATCATTGTGGCCCGCCCGTCGGCTGTTGTGAGTTGTTGTCGCTGTCGTTATCTTGCGGGTGTACGTGAGTGTCGCCAACATTTGTACCGTTATGCGTAAAGCTGCTACCGTTAAAGTTCATGCCGTTCTCGTCAATCGTCAGCACACTACTGCCTACCGTTACCGTTACGCCGCTCTCTGATAGCTGTAGTTTAACATTTCCGGCGTAATTAGACAGCCCGCACCCATCGTTTACGAAACCAGGGATTGCGCCAGGCTCGCTGCGATAACCCGGCGAAAACATGGCGTCCTTAGCGGAAAACATACGAAAATCAACGGGAGTAGTAACACCGCCCGAGTTAACCCAAGTGTCAACAGCGCGCTGGCTGAAATGTATCAAACCCTCGGTTTGTCCCGGCGTGATTTGATGATAGAAAAACCATTCGTTATCGCCACCAAACTGAACAGGAACGCCAGTGATGATCGGGATGGTAACGGGAGTGCCGTTAATTAGTCGGCGGATGCCACACTGCACTTGAGCGCGCTGCGTTTCGGGGTCAAACGCCATAATGCGCCCAGGCATACACACCATCAGGCCACGCAAATGGCCGTTGAATGCCTCATTGAGCATAAACCCTAGCGGGTTATCACTGTCCGGTTCGCGGTAGTTCTCTGACACGTGGGCTATACCCCTCTAAGATCGTATCCCATTGATCGCCATTGTAGTCGCCTACATGCGATACACCTATCACCCTGTACCGACCTACGCCAAGCGTGTTGGGTGAGCGTGCGACGTTAGGATTATTAAAAACTAGCTCACTAGTAGCGTTCTCTACCTGCACTGTATCATAAGGACGTATAGCGGGATTCATTTTGCTAGTCACATCAATGCCGCGTTCCGTTATGCGCGGCGTTCCTACCATGCCGCTATCTGCACTAATATTAAAAATTGACTCTTTGCCTAGACGGCCAGCGCCGATGCGCGTAATTATCATCTCTCTGTTCTCGATAGACCAGGTAAACGAATAGTTGCGCGCCAGTGATCGCATGGCGGTCTTGCTGTCTTCGCTTATTGTCATGCCGTTAATGGCGCGTGGCAAATCGTCGAATACGCCAATAAAAACAACGGGATAGCCAAACGTTTCCGCAACGTCCTTGATAATCTCTTGCGCGGGAGTGCTGTCGCCCCACGACTGATTGACGCTAGCACTAGCCCACACCTCACCCTGAGCACGGCAATAGATCGTCGCTATAACTTCCGGCCCATCGCGGCCAATGGCCACGTTATAAATGGTGCCTACAAAAATCTGCGCAAAGCTATCGCGGTATCCTGCTGTCAGACGCACATCTAGGTAACGTTCATATAGCAAGCCGCGATTCTCTTTGCTTAATCCATATATGTTAATTTCAGCGGTCTGATAGAATGAGTTGGCGCTCATGCCTACGCGGAACGTGATTTGTGCAGGGTCGTCGCCAAACCCGTCAATCGTTAACAGCTGGCCAGCGTCGCCCACCTCTAGCTTATAAACCCTGCCCCATATTTCACCCATCAGCGCCCTCGTCATCATAAAGTAGGCGATTGCTAATGCCTAGGTTTTTAATAGTAGGCTGTTCGCCCGATAGACAAATAGCGCCAAGTCCTGTATTCAATCCCTCGATGATATTAACGCCTGGGTTAAGGCCGCGGCCGAGCGTTATAGCCTCGCTTCCTTCCAGTAAATTGACAGCAAAGAACTCATACTGCACCATCCAGCGTAGTTCAAACGTAATTCGGCGGTCTGATAATTGAACGCTAAATCGCTGATAAGGCGCGCCGCTCCTTAGTGGTATTCTGCTAATCATAACGGGGTCGCCTGAATAAGACCGTAATCGCCGTAAGGCGTCGCTTGGGCGGACGCAGTATCATTAATAGCAGGTAGACCTATCTGCACGGTTTGGCTATTCATGATGCGCAACTG